TACTTACAATTGCAGTGGCAGTAGATGTTGTACCAACTCCAACTGGAGGAGCAATCTTGATTGCAATATTTCCTGAATAACCTGTACCAGAGTTCCCTATAGTTAAACCAGTAATTGAACCAATACCTGAAACTGTAGCAGTAACAGCAGCACCAACACCGATTGCACCAGATGATATAAGAGCATCAACTTTATTATCACCTGACTGTGAATATCTTTCCTTTTCGTAATGGAACGCAGTTGCATCATCAACAAATATACTTTGACCAACTCCTACTCCACTTATTGTTGTTAGATTACCAATAATTTTTGCAGTAGGATTAATTTGAGGTTCGATTGATGATCTTGTTTTGCTCACTATTTCACCATTAAGTATCACATCTACTTTTTGTTTTTCCCATCTGACAGGTTTTTTATTTGTTTCATCAATACCAATTCCAGTATAAATGTCAGTTTCAACTAGATCTGCCTGTAAAATTTGTTTTACTATTCTGTCATTAGTTTGAGCAGTTGATATACCTATGGCATCATTTTTTTCAACTCTAAGTTCATCACCAATTTTAACTGTTTCTTGAACATCTTTAATAATGACATCAACTCCTTCTTGTCCCTTATAGAAGAATATATCAACCTTATCTCCAGAATCTGGTGCCTCATTAAATGTAAATGTAGATCCTCCTTCAAATTGATATGAATCTTTGGGTTTTTGTAGAACACCATTTACAAATACAAGCAATACAGCATCCAAATCAATCAATTGAGATGTTGAATTTGTAACATCTTTCTCAAAACTTAGAAGTTGACCATTAAAGAATAATGGGAATCTAACCTTTTTACCATCTTGAAGATTAGATATACTATCAATAAAATCAATCTCACCAAATTGCCAAGCAGAGAATTTGTCTCTGAATATTTCTAGAACCTCTAATTCAAACTCTTGTATTGGTGCCGATAAATGAGCAGCAGTAACGAGACCAACAGGTCTAAATTTATCACCAACCTTAAATGAATGACCAGGTCTTGTGATGCTAAATTTATTAATCTCAAACAGCGTGGATCCAATGCCAACAGATGTTCTTGATGCACCCACTTCAACATTAAGCAATAAACTTGAACCTGTGTCAGTTGTAGTACCAATACCTAATCTTGATATACCTTCAACGGGTAGATTCTCGTATATTGGTTCAGGTATTATAAGTGCTGGATTAACGTAACTTGTGCCAGCAGAAACAATGTTAAATGCTAATGTTCCACCTACACCAACAGTAGCAGAAATATTTGCACCTGTTCCTCCACCACCACCTTGACCAACAAAAATAGTGATTGTATCAGTTGTGGTTTCTCTAATCGCTGTTTGTATACCTGCAACTGGATCTCCGTTTGGATTACTTGTAATTGAAAGTCCTCTAGGATATGGATGATTACCAAAGAATCCATCTTTAGAGCATTTGAATATTAATCCACCTGTATCAATACCAACAGTGTCACTAGTTGTTAGTCCATGACTTGGAATAGTTAATTTTAGAAGACCACTATGTGATTCATAATCTGCATCAATTGCTGTAAATGCATTTGCACCAGAGGCAGCAAAACTACCCTTTCTGATTGAACCAATACCTGAACTTACAAATCTATGTTCATAAGCAATATCAGTAACACCTATTGCAACAGTGCCTCCTCTATACCCTGAACCAAAAGTATTATCTGCAAAGTACTTAAACGCATTACCACCACCTTGATAAGTATGTGGAATTGTACTTGCACCTGCTTGAACCTCAAATGTTCTCTCAGAAACTATACCAACAAGGAATAAAGGTCTATCATGGTCTTGGAAGATTGTGGTTGTTACACCAACATATCCACCACCACCAATAGTCTTGACTGCAGTGGCAGTTGCAGAAACAAATGTATGAACATATTGATCACTTGGAGCAGAGGCACCAACGTTTACCTTGAATGTGTTTGTAGTTACATTACTTACTGTTAAATATTGATTTGCAGCGGGGTCAGTTGCACGAGGATAACAATGAGTTGTATTGTTACTATCTTTAGAGCAAGTAAAACATATTGAACCAGTATCAAGAATAACTGCATCACCATTTACTAATCCATGATTTGCAATAGTAATTACTAGTTCACCATTTGCAGGATTATAAGTAGCGTTTGTTGGTTGACCAACAACAGTTTTTGGACATCTAAATTCAAGATCTTTTAGTTGAACTGTATTTGGGAATCCAAGTGAGAATCCATGAACTTTATCTGTAGTTACTGTAATAATACCAGTAATATTATCATATGCTGCTGTGGTAATTCCATAATTTACACCCGAAGTTGTTGCAATTCCAACGACACTGGTAATTGCACCTGCAGAGTTCTTGAATAATGATGCTTTTGCACCAACTAATGGAGCATAACCAAGACCTGGTGTAGATCCGAGAGATACGATTAAACCGCCTCTTGGAACCTGATTCTGATTAATATCAAACTCAGATAAAATAAACTGTCCGTTTTCAGATGTAATCCCTGTAAATTGTACAGTTGATACACCTGCGACTGAATCAGATATGAATTGATAATTATGTCCTTCATTATTAGTTGTTAGTGGTGTTTGGAATATACCATTAATAAAGAGAACACCATTACCAGTGCTAATACCTGCAGATGTGTTAGCACCTCCAACTGTTAATGAATATGTTTTTCCAATACCAGTAAAGTCATCTGAAACATCATCAAACAGCATATTAGTTGTATAATCACTTCTTAAGAATGTTCTACCACTAAACTCTGCTTTTACAAACGGTAAATTAGTATCAGTTCTTCTTGATCTTGTATTTCCTTTTGGTGGTTCAATAAAGTATACTGAACTATCAACAATATTAAATGAACCTCTATGTATTCTTACGGTATCGTTTGTAGAATGAGATGCTGCTGCAATACCCAAAACACCTCTCTCAACTTTTACCACAGGCAATGTTGCTATACCTGCTGCAACATCAGATGATTTATTAATTGTTCCAGTAGGAAGACTAGAGAAACCTACCTGCTCTACCTTCATATATTCATCGTTAACCTTTAATACATCTGCAGGTTGAATTGAACCAATACCACTGAGTACAAACTGTGTGGTAGCAGAACCAATATTTCCATTTAATGTATGAGATATAGAAGTAAATGTTATTGGTTGTTGAACAATTCCATCTAAACCTATCATGGTTTTTGTAAGTTGTTTATTCATAACCAACTTATGGGCATTACCTGTGCCAATACCAGTAAATGTTATTGCTGTACCAGTGGCAACATATTCTGGACGAGAGAATAACTGGAATTGATTTTCATCAATAACTTTGGCAAAGACAGTTGTAGGTAATATTGTTGTTACAACTCCAGCAGTGTTTGCAGTAGATCCAATTGACATTGCAGTTGCTGCGACTCCAACAAATGTTGAACTAAATGAATATGTTAATTCTTCATTTGTATTGAAGAAATGATTAGGTATCGTAAATATACCTGTTGTTGTGCTAATAATACCTGAATTGGGATTGAAGGTCTTACTATAAATTGGAGTGTCCTCAAATTTAAGGTCAAATTTTGTTTTATTTGCTCTTCTTCCCTCCAATCCATCATAAGCTGATAAAAATACTTCTTGTGAAACAGTCCCATAAGATAATTTAGGAGGTGTATTATCAAAATCATTCCTTGTATAGAATATTTGATTGTAGGATTGAACCTCAATCAATGATGTAAATGTTGAGTCTGGATAAAAACGTAAATTTATATCACTACCACTTATTTCTCCACCAAATGTTCCAATACCTGTTGTTGAACCCATAGAAACAAATGGATACTGAACAGTTAGTATATCATCAGCATCACGAATAGATATTATTTGATGAATTGCAGATGTATCTCCACAAGAAACTCTAATTAGAGATTTAACTGAACTATCGATATCCTTATTAAGAGTTGCATATGTTAATACAGTTGATGTACCTGTGACATATCCAGATTCAAGTCTAACACTTCTCTCTGCTCCTGCTGGTTGATCAGACACAGCAAAACGATATGTTCCGATACCAGCAGTTGTAGTGCCTAATCCTACAATATTTGCTCTTGTTTCTAATCCATTACCAGTATTATCATTAATTTGTAATTTAATTAAATCATTTTCTAGTTTAGCAGTTATAATTCCTACAGCACTTTGACTACTTGATAATTTTTTATCAACATAAATTTGTGATATAGATGTATCAGTGCCATCAAAGTCAACTATAATTTCATTATAATTAACATCTTTAGTAACTGAATCTTCAACATAGATATTTGCATATAAACCATTGAAATCAGTTCTGGGAAACTCTACTATACTTACAGTTGATGCAGATGAGACATTTACATTAGATCCTGTCTGTTTGATGCTTCCAATGACGTTCGTATTAATACCAACTAAATCAGTATTAAAATCAATTTTAAGAATTTTGATATCATGATCTTTTGTAAACTTATCAGTTGGTTCAAATAATAAATTCTTATCACCACTAGATGTTATTTCAGTCTTTAAGTCACCTAATTTAATATTAGTAAAATCAGTTGTTTTGTCGAATAGAATAACATCATCTTCATCAGTTAAGACAACTATTTCACTAAATTGCGTATCAAATGTATCTGGATCAACTATTTGTATAAGATAATTTCCAAAATCAGCATCTAAAGTTTCAACAACACTATTATTCGCAGAAAAACCAACACTTGAAAACTCAGAACTAATATCATCATGTATTAATACTCTATTACTAATACATCTCGAAAAATCTGAAAGAATTTTTGTTGATAATTGTAAATTTTTTGATTTATTTTGTAAGACATCGAAATCTTTAACAAAATCAAAATTATTAATAGCATCTACTCTATTTTTCTCATTAAGAACATCTAATATAATAGTAGATTCAGATTGTAATACAGTCCCTACACCAATATTAACATTATTTTGTACAGATGTATCTGAGAAATTCTTTAATCCTGCAGGATGAACTAATCTATTTACAGGATTTACAAATTTATCCCATTCAACCGTGCTTTTAACAGTATAGGATAAGTTTTGATAATAATTATTATCAGGTATAACTTGATAATCTTCACTTAATTTACCTGTGTTATCCAACCATCCATATTCTTGTCTACTTGAAAAATCAATGTTAAATTTTGCCTTATTTTCTGTAATGGATATAATTTCAGCACTTATGCCACTTATAGTTCCAGAAATTCTATCACCAACTTTGAATTTATCTAATCCATCTATTTTAACGTAATCATCCCTTATCTCTGTGATTCTTAAGTCAGTTTTTATATTATCTATTGATAGAACTTCATTTAATTCAAACTCACCTCTTGTTTGATTAGGTGTTATATCAGGGTAATTGTTTTTGTTAATTAATGTAGCATATCCTGACTGGAATGTTTTTGCTATACCAGGATTAGTTGTTAATCCTGCGAGACTGAATATGAGTTGTGAGGGAGTTCCAGCAATATAATCTTGCACCTCAAAGAATTTATATCCGTGATTTTCAGAATTAAATCCATCACCAGTTACAGTTGTATTAGTTGTTATTCCACCCTGTGTAGCACCTATTCCTGCTTCTCCAATGCGTAAAATACCCTCAACAAATATTTCATCTCCGATAGCAAAAGGTTCCCTTGCAAACCCATTTGTAGGTGTTTCTAGGAAACAAGTAACAACACCAGCATTTGGATATGTTGATAACATTATGGAGTTAATTCCAACACCATTGGAATTGTTGATTGCAACCACTCTATGATTAATTGAATCTAATCCAGTTATAGGTGCAATGAGATTAACTTGAGATACAGTTTGGTTAGGTGCGATTGCTTCAAGTGATGAATCATCAATAACTGTATTTGATACTGGATTAAACAATAATAAATTTGGTGCACTTGAATAATCAGATCCACCGCTGACTATTTCAACTGAACTTAATACATCTAAATTGTCAATACTTACAATAGGAGCAATAAATGCTTCTGGACTTAATGTCTTATCTGAGGAATATTCATAACCTATATCAACTATTCTAACCTTTTCAATATTACCTATGGAGTTGGATTTAATAACTATATTAGCATTTACACCCTCAGTGCTATTAATAGTATTAAATTTAGGCAGTCTCTTATAATTAAAACCCGATGAAATAATTTTAAAGTTTTTAATTTTTCCTTTTACTTTTTTAGATTTTGTTGAATATTCTAATTCTTCACATTCGTTTTCAGCATATCTCAATAATTCTGGAACATTTGGTGAAATATTAAATGTCTCAGATGTAACACCAGATATTTTATATTCTCCACTATAAACACTGTCAATAAATTGAATTTCAGCATAATCTTTAACATCAGTATCAGATGTGCTTATAAATCCACCTTTTGTTAATCCATAGTATAATTTGTCTGGTGTTGATGCTGAGTATTGAACAGTAAGGGCAGCACCTACAATAGGTCTATCTGGTGATGTGCCTATGCCAATAGTTCCAACTCCGACTACGTTAAAGTTAGTTGTATCTTGAGAACTTAGATATTCATTTGTTAATTCTTTATCATAGAATATCTTAAAATCAAAATCTGCTAGAGTTGTGTTTGATAAACCAAAAGTCAATTTTTGATTCTTAACAACGGTGATTTTAGGATTAATTGGTGCTATAGATTGATTTGATCCACCAGTATTTGCTGTAATAGAAAGTGTATTAACAGGAGAAACACTTACATCTGTAAAGGTTTCACCTAGTTGGAAATATCTATCACTTACTTTATAAACAAAATAAACACCAGTTGATAATCCAGTCGCACTTCCATCGTAGAGAACTTTATCACCTGTGGCAAATCCATGGCCATTTAGATCAATGCGATTTGTCTCAACATCAGCAGCAGCGAAAGTAATCGGATTTATGATCAATTTCTCAAATTCTGAATTGTATCTAACTGAGATTGGAGTTGTAGTTCCTATACCAACAGATAAATTAGGAACAACATTCATCTTTATTATATCATTCTCTTCTAAATTATGAGTGGTTGTATTAGCTGCACCTATTTTTGTGGTTACAGTGGTCGTAATTTTATCTACATCACCTATAACCTGATTAAATTGAGAAGTGAAATTATACAATCCTGATCCAATTCCTGAAACACCGTTACCCAAGAAATATAAACCATCACTTGTATTTGCAACACCTGCCCTTGTTGTTACAATTCCAATATAATTTTCATCTTTTTTTATAACATATACATCTGTTGAAGATTGACCAGTGAAAGGAATTTCAAATGAACCAGAAGCACTATTAGTTGTGGATACATCTAGTTCAGCGTTTGATACATTTGGTTTTGTTAATCTTAATTTTTGTCCAGTTACAAATGGATGATTTGGTAAATAAATTGCTCTTTCAGGTATTGAAACTTGTGTGACTGTCTCTCCAACAAAATAACTTGTACTATATCCAACTCCATCAGTGCCAACACCTATAGATTGAACAGAATTAAAGTAAACAATATCATTTAATTTAGAGTCAAATTTATTTGTATTAACTGGAATTGTGAATCTATTGTTTAATACATCAATATTAGATCCAAAAGTATGTGCGATACCTACATTTCTGAATACTCTTATAATTTTATTTCTGTTATATACATTGAGAACTTTTAAGGTTTCAGTTGAATTACCGACACCTATTCTCAATGATCCACCAATTGACACAGTGTTAGGTATTTTATTAACAAAAATATCCTGAATAACCCCCGAAGAATTGCCAGTGGTCATTGATTTTCCTAATGATATTGTATCTGTGCTTACACCGATATTGAATGAACTTGTTAATGGTGGTATAGAGGTATTAATTCCAGAAATAAATACAGAATCTTGATTGTTTAGTTCAATTACTGGAGAGTAATGCACTTCAACTTCATTATTACTATTCCATAAAAATACAGCGTTATTAAATCTTTCAAGATTAGTTTCCACTCTAGATACACCAAGACCAACTATCTCTGATACTTCAGCACTAAATCCAGATCCGTTTGTATTATCATGATCAAATGATGTTAGATCACCAACTTTATAATTATCTCCACCATCTAAAATACTAATTGAATCAACACTACCTTTACTTACTGTTTCAATATTTGATATTTGCCTGATATATTCATTCGATTCAATAATAAAATCATTATCTGCAAATTTTTCTCCAATATTATAAGGTGTTGTATTTCTTATTAAATTAGAATTATTAAAATCAAAATCATGAGTTAAAATTAAATTGTCATTAATTAGCGGAGATCTATATGTGTTACCAATGAAGTATGGATAAACACCCTCTAATTTATTTGTAGATGTTGATAATCCTACAGTTGCGAAGTAAGCATATATTCCATTAGGGAATTCTGGAGTTTTGCAGAATCTCCCATTATGAATATCTAAATCACCGCTACCATCAAATAAGTAATCATTAACAAAAAATCCTTCGTCAAACGATGGTGGTCTATCTATTACCTTAGAAATATTTTTCTTATAAGAAGAGGTAATTATCTTTAAATCTGAGTTAATGTTATCTGGATCTGAATATCCAAATGGTCCATATATTGGATTCCCATCATATGCCCATCCTATGATGGGTGAGTGAGATGTTATTTTATCAAATTCACCATTTGCTTTTACATCAAACGTACTTTCAATGTTCAACGCTGTATCTTGGGAATAACCTAAAATAGCAAAAGTTAATGAACTTTCTCTTGATGTTAGTGCCTTTTCCCCAAATCTACCAGTATTATTAAGAGTTAAATCCCTAACTCTAGCAGCAAATAAACCATTCTTACCTGTTGTTTCAATTCTTGCTGTGGTTGTTAAACTACTATATCCAATTCCTGAATTTATTACAACTGTGTCTGTTAAAACTCCATCTGTAATTATAGGTCTTATTATAGCACCAGTCCCCCCTCCAGTTGATTCAATGACAATATTAGGTAATGAATTATATTGTGATCCTTGATTAACAACCACCACATCTTCTATTTTTCCATTGCTGATTATAGGTTTAATTTCAGCATCCTTTCCATCTTGAATAGTAATCGCAGGTTTTACTTGATGATTTAATATAGTTGAACCATATTGGGATCCATTTTCATATAAGTATGCACCAGTAAATTGACCTTTTACTACAGGAGTGAAGTTAATTGTGCCTGTTACTGTTGAACCATAAGAAACTTTTATATTAACCTTTATTTCTGGGTAAGTAAACGTTTGATATCCTGTTCCTGTAGATCCAAGACCAACAGTTTTTCCTCTAGTAAAATTACTTGTTATCGTAGCTCCTATTCCTGCATCAGATAATTTAAAGGTATTATCATCAAGTTTAAACACATAATATGAAGATGTTGTTGTTAATCCCTGAATTGCTTTCGGAGTTGTTGATCCTAGTCCAACAGTTGGTGAGTAATTTACAACATCTCCATGAGAAAAACCGTGATTCTCAAATGTTATGGTATTAAATGATGTTGAAATACCTGCTGGATTAACTCTTAGTTTCCTATGCTGATATCCAGAACCACTCTCAATAACTCTAATATCAAGTAAAGTATTTTTAGATTCAGTTCTAAATTTATGAATACCACTTGCAGATGTGTCAGTTGCCAATCCTACAGTGTTTATACCCGCAATACCTGATAAAGCATCTTTTTGTGTATTGAATATTCTAACTGTTGTTGGATTTACAACTCTGACAAAATATGGATCACCATCAGATAGTGTCCCAGTAATTGTATTTGACGCATCATAAGGATTACCTATACCTATAGATGGATTTCCTTCATTTCTATAGAATACCTTTTGACCATTTTCTAAATTATGTTGTGTCTTAAATGTAATTGTTTCGTCATTCTTGTCTATCCCTCCATTAAAGAATATGTCTCTACTATCAAATGAAATATCTCTAAATCTTGCTCCTAAAACAGGTTCAAGTAAACAACCACTTCCATTTCCTCCCGTAAGTGATATGTTAATAATTGATTCTATATCAAAGTCTTGTGGATCTACAAAAACCTTTTCTACAGAACCAGATAAAATAGGTTCAACTAATGCTGTTACTCCACTACTTGATTCGACTATTATTTGAGGTGGATTTAATATATCATATCCATCACCACCATTTAATACTTGTACTTCTTCTAATGCTCCAAAGAAAATATTATCATCTGATATAGGTGAGTGAATTTGAACTCCATCTTTTAATATACCAATATCGTTTACTGGAGTCCCGTGCTCTGTTGATACAAATAAATTTTGAGATAGTGGTATCCTTCTTAGTATTTGATCTGCCTCTAGTTTTCTATTAGAATGTCTTTGTAGAACAAAAGAGTGATTTCCTACTGTAGTGCTACCTATACCCACTAGAACTGTACTTGCAGTTCCGATTTGACTTCTTGAATTATATAATGCAATTCTCTGAATAGTTTGACCTGCAGGTTCTTGTTGTGGATCAACGTAATATATTGTGCCTGATGATAAACCAACTATTAATTCTCCATCAGGTTGATAAACTACTGCATCACCCTGTATAAGGTCTATTCCACTATTGCCAGGAAATCTTATAAAACTGTATAAATTACTAATTTCATTAAATCCATCAAAATTAGAGGAGTTACCAGCACCAACAAAACTCTCCTCTGTGACATTAATATCAATATTATAACTGGGTAGTGAATTAGATGCTACATATCCGTCCGTAGCACCATCAGTGTAGACGTTTAACACGTCTGCTATGAGTGTTTCGTTACCTTTACCTATAGGCACACCAGTGCTTGTCGCTCTTTCTAATACACGACGTATATCATAATTTTCATTTGGTTGGAATGAATTTCCTGAAATGAAGTTTATGCCTGTTGGTTCAACTGTATTCAGATTACGGTCAATGATTCCTACGTTAAATGAACCTATTGGTGTTTGTTCATTTCTTTTTAATATCTCAAATAGATCACCAGTTTTTAATGTTGAATCTTGAATAGGTGTTTTAAGAGAAAATGGACCTGTTCCTTCTATCTGAAATCTTGAACTTGTATTATATTTCCATGAATTTGCAAATATGCCTTTATAACTTGTATCAACTTCATCTATCTTTTCTCCTAAATTCTTAACAAATAAGTTCTCACCCTCAGTTACAAGTGTTACATCACTTGTTGTTACCAACTTAGAAAGAACACCAGTAATTCTTAAATCTACTCTCTTTGATAAATCACTATTTTCATATCCGAATATTGTTTCATTTGATCTTATATCATCTGCAGTGCTAATACCAACAACTATACCAGAGCAACCAAAGAATTGGTTGATTGACTTTGATGTATAATCTATTGTGTTACTTCCACTTATTATTGTGCCAGTAGTTCCAAAACCAACAGTAGAATCAACTGAAATAACAGTTGCATCTATTTGAGAATTACTAAGTGTTTTTGTTTTACCAGGTATCGTAAATACACCTTCAATAAGATCACGTTCGTTATATCCTACAAATAAAGATAACTTATAATATGTCTTACCATCTCTTGTGAATACTTCAACCTCAGATACTGATGCACTAGTGTTAAGGTCAGTTGACTTGAATATTGTTTGACCTACTAAATTTTGTGGTTCACCTGATGATATAACATCTGCAATTACAACTTCTCTACGAATAAATTCAGAACTTGATGGTTTTATAAGGTTAGTTTCAAGATCAAGTATTGTTGCATCTACACCATACAATACCTTAAATAATATACGAATAGATTCTTCTATTCCCTTTGACTGATAAAAGGAACGAGCAAATTTAATAAAATTACCAACATCTAATGAAGGTGTAAACTCATTATCTTCTAAACCAGGTAAGAAAGTCTTTTTTAATTTTTTGTAAAATTCTTGTAGAAAAAGTACAGAAAGGTTAGTTATTGTTGAATCTGAATCATGACCTGCTGCAGAAGTATCCTCAAATTTTAGATTTTCCTTATTGACTTCTAAGAGTGATGATGTAATACCAACGTTATATCCTGTAATACCACTAAACCCACGTATACATCCAGTGAATGTATTTGTTGTTATGCCTGTGTATGTAATGATTTCATCGTCTATCTTTAATAAACCATACTCTCTTGGAAAACCCTTAGTGCTCGATACAGTTATTGTTGTATCAGATGAAGTTATTGCACTCGATAAAGTTGTTGTACCTACAACAACTTCAGGAACTAAATTATCAACTTTAAGATACTGATCAAAATTAGATATTAAATCAAGTGATCCACCTTGGTATTCTTGAGAAATATAATATTGCTTAAAAAATTCTATAGCTTTAGGAAAATCATTTACAACAAATTCTGGTAACTGATTTTCAACAATAGTTTTGACCGATATTCTCTTGTCAAATTGTGACATAAATTATTCCCTCTCTAAAACTCCATTTGAGTAACTTGAGGTAAAGTAATCTCTTGTAAATACGACACCTGAAACATCTTCTCCTGAAGCAATTACATCCTTCCTCATATTTATGGAGCTATTAGAAACGTCAAAACTAACAAACAAATCCTTTAATCCTATAACATCATTTGATTCTGGATATGCTTGTACTTCTATGATATTATTAGATGCTTGAGTTGATACTATGTTTATTGTATTAAGAATAATTTCTCCCTTTTTATAATCTACAGATCCAGCACTCTTTATCAAAACCACCTCTTCATCTTTATTATTTTTAGATACAACACTTATTGTTCCCTTCATACTACCATCCAAATTACCAGCAGCATCTTTATTTGGAATATCTGTGAAATAAGCAATACTTGAGCTACCTGAAACAGTAAAACCAGTACTTTTAATATTATATCCTGCAGGGTTTATATTGAATTGATTACCAAAACATAATTCATATTGGGCAAATTGATTTAACAATGCCTTCATGTCTCTTCTTATTATTACTTTAGTAATGTTTGATGTGACCCCGTTCTCAACACGATCAATTAACTGATTTATTTTACTATATTTAAATCTTCCACCAAATTTATTAATTTCGACATTATCAGCATAATTATTCAATGCAGTTGTAATTTGTGTTTTAAGATTATTTTCTGATAAAATTTGTGCTGGATTATAGTATACTGTTGAATCCAACTCAACATATAGTATCTTTAAGTCAACTATTTCTGAATTTATACCAGCGATAGAGTAACTCTTCAATTTGTTTTTAATTTGAGTTTTATCAAAATCTGATACAAATGTACCATTTTTTGGTTTAATACTTATCTGAACTTTACCAAACTGTGGAGGATCTAATTCTTCTCCTCCAACCACTGAAACTGATTCAGTTTGAGGGAAAATGTCAGCAATAATTGCTTCATAATCTCTTGGTGTAACCGCCCTGTATTGTGCTGAGTAAAGTCTTGGAGCAAGATACTTAATAGAAGACAAATTCTCAACATCAGACCCATTGGAAGCATTTCTAATCGTAGTTACGTCAATATTATCATTTGGTGTAAAGAAAGTCCCATCGGGATTAGTAAAAGTTCCTTGGAAACTAAAACTAGATGGACCATTACCCTCTGCACCATCTGTAACAATATAAGTCGCTGTTATTGTTGAAGCATTTTCTAATTGTTTACCAAATAATCCATCACCAAATAAAATCTCATATTTTTCATCTTGAACTTCTTGTGTGAGATATATTTCTGAATTTTTATTTAATTTTAATATATTATCTACTCTAGAATACTTTCTTTGAGTTGTTTCGCCATCAGGTCGAACAAAAACTCTTAAAGTTGAACTATCAATATTTGGTGAATCAATAATAAACCTTTGATCCTGTGAAGTATCCACACGATATGATCTTGTTAGATAAGTTCCTTCATATACTGTCAAATTATCAAATTGTGCGAAAGAAACACCATTTATACTTACTACTCTTGATGAAGTAATCGAATCTGGAGTTGAAAATGTAAATGAAGTATTATTAGCATTTCCCACACATACAAGACCAGACCTAAGAGTTAAAAAATTGGGTGTATTGTCGTTTGTTGATCCTAAATTCACATCACTAATGCTTATCGTTGCTGTTGAAGCAGTTTTAGAACGAGGAACGTATCCAATATTTCTCGCAAGTGATACAACGTTTTCTCGAATTGTTGCAGAATCTAAAAATGACTCATTTGCAACTAAATTTGCATTAAATGAGTTGATGTAAGTATTATAAGCAAGTGTATCGATTAAAACAGAGAAATTAGAACCTTCAAAGTCAAAATCAGTAAAGTTAGAGTTTGCACGAAGGTAATCCTTAATTTGTGCTTTGATTTGATCAAAGTCTAAACTTGTAAATTGAGTAAAGGGCATATTATCTCGTTGGTTCTAAAAGAAATGTAAATGACTGGACTGGAATATCAAGTCCAACTATATCAAATAATACTTTCACCTCAAGTGTATTGGAATCTGGTAGTCCATCAACCTCAACACCAATATTACCGACTCTTGGTTCAAAGTTATTGATAGATGTGCGGATTTGATCCTCAATTACCATGACTGTTGAGCGAGTAAAGTTAGTAAATAAACTTCCTCTGATATCAGTTCCTAATAATGAGTTAAAAAATTTCTCAGTGGGTATAGTTTCCACTAAATTTCTAACTGATCTGATAATTGCACGTTCATTTACCAATACAGGCATGTCTTTTGTCACTGGATGTGGTTCAAAAGACAAACTTATATCCTTAAATGCTCTTGATGTGCGTTGGATCGCCATTAATTGATACTTTTAGATTTATTTATACCCATTTGCTGACGATTTAATCAAAAACATTCTTATAATCTTCTTCTAACACTTCTTCAAGGTAATTTTTATCCCAATAATCGTAATATTCAGTTTTTGCAAGTTTTTTTCTTGCCTCTGTAAGGTCTTTTCGTGGTTGACAGAGCACTAAATTGTATTTTCCGTTATTTGTTTGCACTCCATTGATAAAAGTCTTCGATTTTCGATGATCAGCGATAAATTTATAGTTTTTATAGACACGATTATAGTCATCTACCATTGCATAGAGAAAATCTGCGTCATGTTCGTCTTCAACAGCATAAATTACAACTTCCCAACCCCATCTAGGTCGCACTTTTCGTAATTCTTCGTCTAAAATGATAAAATTTGCCTTTGATGCATAGGGACACACAGCAAAATTACCTAATT